ACCTGGTCGGCCAAGCCGGATTGGTTCAGCACGTCGGCGTCGATGTAGACATCCGTCACCGGGCCGTCTTCGGCGGCTGCCTTGATGAAGTCTTGAAAGGTGTCCGGGTCGCGGGCCAATACTTTGCTCGCGGCAGCGCCCTTGTTGAGTTGCTCGATGAATTGTGCGGAGGCCTCAGATTGCAGTTTCTTCTGCTCAGGCGGCTCGTAGCCAGCACGTCCGGCAATACGGGCAACGCCACCGACGCCAGCCATGAGCGCTGATTGGGTAAGGGTGGCGACCATCGTCTGGTAGGCAGCATCAGGCCGCTCAGTCAGGTAGTCCGACCAGGTCTTGTTGGGGTTGGCGATGGCTGTGTCGATGGCATCCTGCAACAGGGTGGCGACATGTTCGCCTTGCTGCTCCTGCAATTGCGACCGCAGATAGCTGGTTGCCGCCTGCTTCCATCGCCCACCGGTGGCACTCTCCAGCGCGCGCAGCGTTTCGCCCATCGGCAGTTTTTCAGTCAGCACCTCGACCGCTGCCTCGCCGCCAGCGCCTAGCATGGCCATGCCGGTCGATGCGCCTCGGTTGCGATACTTGCTGTAGTTCTGGCCGTAGGTCATGGCCCCGAGATAGGCCAGCGTCGGAGCAACGCCGCCAGATGCAACGCCAGCCACAAGGGCGGGTGTTTGCTGGATAAGGCTTTCGGCGCCAGACGCAACAGCGTTCGCGGTATCGCCGCCAAAGTCAGGGCGTGCCAGATTGGCCTGCGCATCAGTGCGCACCTGCTTGTCAGCCAACTGTGCAGATGCCTTATCAAGACCAAGCATGTCGCCGACATTCTGGCTGATCCCGCGCCATGCGCGGCCGACCTGAGACGGCAATACGCCCCCCAGCCATTGCATGGTGTTTTCAACGCTGGCAGTCTCAGGTCGACCCGGAGACATGGCCGCAGAGCCAGGCTTCACAAACCCGGCAATCTGCCGACGCACCGCATCAGCCGCTTCCTGTTTGGTTGGGAACAGGCCAGAAGCGAACATCTTGTCGGCGCGTTCCTTGAAGTCCTGCTCAGTCACTAGCGGATTAACCCCGCCAGCAAATAACTTGTCGTTGTAATCCATCTGCTTGCCGCGCAGCTTTGACTGGCGGATGCGGAACGACAGGTCATTCATTCCGGAAATAATTCCCTCAACAAACGACATCCCCTCCACATCGTCATGCGCCACGGCGGCCGCCACCGGGTTTTGCAGGAAGCCGGCGGTTTTTGGCGATGATCTGGCAAGAGCCTCCCATTTCGGCTGCGTTGTTTCATGGGCAAGTTCCGGCAGTTTTTCTGCAGCCAGCAGGGCATCAACACCTGTGATCCGCGACGCCTTCAGCCCGGCCGCCACGGCGTCCGGGTTTTTCTTTTGCGCATCCGGGAAAGGGTTCACCCATGCCTGCTGTGACGGCTGCTCATCAAATGCATCGAAAATATTGCTCATGGTCACTTTCCTGTTACGGCCGCAGCCATGCCGACGCCATACTTTTGGTCAAATTCGAGGCGCGTTTGTGGAGTGTTATTGCTTTTCAGGAAGTCTATTGCCGCCTGGGGAATGCCAATCGTCATATCGAGTTTGGTGGCAGGCACGGAGGCGCCAGAGAAACCAAGGAAGCTGCTTCGGATGCTGGTGTTCACGAACATGCTGTCGATGATGTCCCTGGCGTCCTTGTCGCTGATGCCCTGCCCGGACATCTGCCGATCAATCATTACCCTGTCGATCGCGGCTCTCGCTTTTGCGCGTATCGCATCCTGCGCGGGCTTACCCAAGCCGCTAAACGGCTTCAGGTCAGACGGACTTCCGGTCATCACTCCTTGCAGTCTCGCGTCCATGTACTGGGCCAGTGTGCTCATGGTCTTGAGGTTCCCGCCTTTGCTTGGGTCGCGGATGCCCTGCCACAGCTTCAGGAGCTCCGCTGCGCCTGCCGGCTTGATGGCTTTTGACCCAGTGAGGTCGGCCAGCTGCGCGCGCACGTCAGCATTTTTATATTTGTCCGGATTCAGGACCATGTCCCACTTGATGGCCGCTGCATTTTCTTCTTCGGATTTGACGGCGAGGCTACTCATTCGATCCTCGGCCGCCTGCCGCTCGTTCCGGATCTCGTCGTTGTGGGCGTCGATCAGCGCCGTTGCCTTGGCATAGGCTTCCGGGTTGCTGAATTTCAGTGGAGACAGTACAGCAGACGCCTGATTGCGGCTGATCGACTGACCGCCCAGAAGCGCATCGCCCAACAGGGATTCTACCGGCCGCATCAGTGATGACTCTGTTTCGCGCTTTGATGTTTCCTCAAGGTCGCGCTGATACTTGATTTCTCGCCGCGCTACGTCTAGAGCCGCCGGGTTACTTCCAAAGCGCGCCACAAGCGCAGCATCCAGTTCCTTCATGCTGGCGCCAGGGTTTGTCGACATGACATCCCGGGCCGCCTGCTGCCCTTCCATGTCGTTTACGGATGTCGTCAGCACGCCAGACAGGCGGGCCCTTGCTTCCGGAGTCAGCTCCCCCTGCACATCAGGTCGAGCAAAGTAGTCACGCGCCGCCTGCACCTGTCCGCCCTGAAGCATCGACTGCACGACCGAAACATGCCCAGGAGTCAGCGCCTCAGTGGTTTTGGATTTCAGGTATTCAGGGGGCGATCCGGCATTGACGCGAGCCACAGCATCAGAAATTACCCCGCGCGCCATATTCCAATCATTTGGGTTGTCATATGACTGCTGCATCATCTGCAGCCCGGTGGCAATCTTCCCCTGCTGCACCTCGTCATCATAGGTCTTGTATTCGGCCGCCATATGTCCGGCGACTTCGCCTCTGAACTGTCGACGCATGGCTCCTGATTCAAGCGCCCACGCCTGGCGCTGCGCATCATTGCCAAGCGTCTTTCCGATGGCTTCCAGATCCTGATTCAGAAGCCCATCAAACTCCTCATCAAGAGGCTTCTCCCCGCGATACAGAGCATCCTTCCCGCGCAGTAATTTTGCCTCCTGAAGCCGCTGCAGCCTGACCTGCTGCGCCTGTGTCATTGCGTCATCAAGTCGCAGCCGGTTCGCATCCTGAAGGATGTCTGCCTGCACCTTTCCATAGGCCTGCGCGCCCTGCTGAATGGCGTTTCCAGCCTGCTGCACCTGCTCCATGCCAGCGTTGCTGACCTGCGGGGCGTTGAACCGCACTCCCGGAGTGATTGACGGCGCTACCGTTGATTCTGTCGCTACAGGAACACGCATCTCAGCCCCCCAGCTTCTTCATCTGGTACCACGACGGAGCCGCCTGCGTGGCGCTGCCCAGCAGCGATGTAAAGGCGGCCATTGCCGGATTCAGGGTGTCAGCATTGGCATCCGCCATCGCGGCCTGCGCTCGCTGGCTTGTGGCATCCATGCGGTATCCCCATGCTGACTTGATGGCGTTCGCGGCGATGGTGTTGGCATCCATTTCGCCGACGTAATCCGTTGATGAGTTAAGTGCGGTCGCCACTTCGCTGCCGAGGTCGATGCCATTGGCGGCAAGCGCGGCGCGGGTGGAGGACTTTGTTTGCGCTGTGCGCAGACGGGACGCCTGTTCGGCGCGCTGGCCCTGAAGCAAGGCGTCGCGCCCTTGCAGCTCAGCGATGCGGGCATTGATGCGGCCGATTTCAGCACTCAGCCTGGCGTTGATCTTGGTGTTTTTTGCGCCAAAGTAGGAGCTGACGGCGTTCAATGCGCCGCCGACTGCGCTGGCTCCAGCGAAGATTGCGGAAGGTGTTGGCATGGAGAACAGCCTCGTAGGTTATTCTCGCACGGTACTCTGCCGGAAGCCGGTTATATGCCTACCCTCCGAACACCACCTCCATCGAGATGGATACCAGCGTCAAGGGGATAGGATCCTCATGTCTGACCAGTATCTGCGCATCAGCACCCCATGACGGCATGACGGGAATGCCGACCTCCTCAGACACCAGGACGGGCGGCATTCCATATGGCTCATTGGTTCGCTGCTTAAGTTCCGTCAGGCTGTTCTCGTTTGGTCCGACGAATATCCCGCTGGACCGGTAGAGCCGGAGCCAGACCTTGTTGATATTCTTCTGCCGAGCCTGGCCATATGCCTCGACCTGTATTGTCGGCGGCAAGGTCTTGATGTCCGCTGTCACCGGAAGCCCGACATGGATCTTTGTCGCCGACACCGGAATGGTGATACTGCCTCCGGTTACAACCTGTTGCGGCTGAACAGCGCCATTCGCCAGCACCGAGACGGTACAGCCCTCCAGGTGATTCAGCCCGGAAACGGTGCTGGTGGCAGCTCCGGAATACGTCAGGCCGCAGTCGACAAAGAACGCATCCTCCAGCGTCCCATAGAACCGGCCCGCCATGCGCTCGATATAGCGGACATCGCCGCCATCAATGGTTCGCTTCACCAGAACATAGACGGCATCCTCCCCGCCTTCAGGCACGCAGCAGACCGATTCAAACGCACCCAGCGCGGTGTCGTGGCGGTGCCAGGCATAAACCTGCTGCTCGGGGATGTAGGTCAGGCCCAGCAGCGCCCCTTCATCATTCACAAACCAGCAGATCGGGAAAGGCGCTCGTGCATAGGCGGCATCGACAATAACCTTGTTGTCGAAAAGGTGCGGGGATCTGATGCTCAGGTCTCCGGAGAGATACCCCTGGCTCTCCCGGCTATAGGCCAGCTCGCGGACATGCCCGCCGCGCCCCTCGGCATAGACCATGACATTGTTCACGACCAGCGGCTGGGCATAACCGCAGCCAACATAGGACTGCGGCCGCACGCTGATGGATGTCGGCGTCACCGCTCCGTCGGTAGAAACCCGCCACTCGGCGGCATTGGTCATCAGCATCAGGTCGCCAATGGGGACGATATGCCGGATGGCGTTATTCTCGCGGCTGGCAATGCGGAATCCGATGCCGTCATCATCGCGACTCGGGATCGAGTAACTGAGGTTCGACTCCGTCCCGGTGCGCGTCATCCACACATTTTGCGACTGGTTCTCGGTCCCGGCGAATACCCGGCGCTGCTCCCAATACGCCACAGCCGCCGGATAGTTGCCGTATCCGGAAAACGGGGTGTATGACTCCTGCGGCGTTTTACCCAGATCAGGGGCGATATTGTCATCAACAAATACCGTCCGGTCGGTCTGGCCGATGTAGCCATAAATGCCGTTGCTTTCCTTGTAGACGTTGTAACGCACCGCCCCGGCCACGGCCGTCCACGAAATGCCGTTCTTGTTCCCGGTCGTCAGCAGGTCGTTCCTGACGCCGTAGATAGTGAGAGTGCCGCCGCTGGTGTACGCGCTGTAGGCCGACGTGTCGATAACCGCGCCAACCTCATCCTTCAGCGTGATCTGGTTCGCGGACGGAACGCTGTATACATAAGCGGTCAGCCCGTTGATCTGCGTCATGCCGGAAACGCCGCCGATGTAGACGCGCTGCCCGACAGCAGCCCCGTGCGCCGCTGATGTCGTAATCGCGCCGCCCCATGCCTGAGCGATGGCGGTGATGCTGGCGGCAGAAGAGGAAACGCTGGATGGCAGCGATTCGTTCGCCGCGGATTCGCCGACGGCCGCCACCTTGTAGTAGTGAAATTCAGAGCCGGAACCGGAGCCTACGGAGATGGCCGTCTTATGCGTCAGGCCGGTGGGCGCGGCAATTTCCGGCAGGAATGAAATATCGACAAACTCCCAGACCACGCTGCTTTTGCGCCGCAACTCCCTTGGGGGCCTGAGTGGATGGACCAGAGTCAGAACGTCGTTCGATTGCGCATAATTGACGGAAGCAATCATCTGACTCCAGTAATCCGAGATTATCTGCAGCTCCTTTGTTTCCGGCAGGATATGCCAGTAGATTGAGCTTGCCCCAGCCACTGGAGCATGGTTCAGGTTATTGCTGACCGCCGATCTATAGTAGTAATACCCGCCCGCTCCATCGGAAACATGCACCAACTGACCGTTTGAATAGGTTGTCAGGTTGCTCCATACCGATGTGTCAGCATGGACAAATTTCAGGACGCCTCCTTCGGTGTAGAATCGCATTCCTGAAGATGACAGCTCGATAACCAGAGATTGCGTCGCTGAATAAACAAAGGGAATCAGGCGGGATACGCCATGATTGACCGGCCACGCCTCAGCCACAAACACCGTCCCCGGCCGCTGCGTCGCCGGCCCTTGCGGCGTGGCGATGAAGTTGCGCAGGGTGGCCAGTCCAGACTGGCGCTTGGCGTCATCGAGGCGGCCGAAAAACTCCGGCGTCACCTCCCCGCCATTGAACGACTGCTGGATGATGCGAGTGCTGGCCATTGGTTACCTCGCTGCCAGATGCGCCGGCATATGCGCCGGACGAACCGATCTCTGCGATGAATCCGCAGCCTTTGCCTTGGTCAGCACGGAGTCGGCCGCCGCCATGCAGAACTGCGCCATTTTTGCCCCGGCGTCGCCCTTGATCAGCGGGCCAGCGACATGCGAAGCCAGCAGCCAGGAAACGTATTCAAGGAACAATGGGCTGTACTTCGTCGAGTCCGTCACTCGCACAATGTACTTTGCGGCAGCCTGGTCCTGATCAGTCAGGATGGCAAGCGATCCGGATGCCAGCGCCTCCACGGCAAATGGCACCGGAACCGGCGACGATGAATCCACCCCGATGTCACTGGTCGCCTTGTAGTCGTAAACCGTCAGGACGCGCAGGCAATTGGTTGGCATAGCATATGCATAGACCCAGGCATCGGTTTCGGCAGTCACCTCGGCCAGCGTGGACCGCTTTGTCGCAAAACCCCAAGGGCATGACTCAAGTGCTGAATCCCTGGCAATCGGCCAGAACTGAGCGCAGTATTCCGATTGAGGGGATCCTTCCGGAGGGTCAATGCTGGCAATGTTGGCGCTGTCGCCAAGCCTGGACATTGCCAGATTGCAAATATCAACGACCGATGCCATGCCTTACCCCGACACATTGAAAAAAGGGGGCCGAAGCCCCCAAGGAGAACACCAGACAGTCAGGCCTCGACGGTGTCCGCGACCTTGCCGGTCATCGCAGCCTTTTCGGCAGCGACCGTATCGGCATTGATCTCGGACATGGTTTGAGGTGCCTTCTTGCTGGTCTTCTGGGGCTTTTCCACGGCAGCCTGCAAGACCTCCATGTGCTTGGTGGGGCTGCCGTCAATCTCGAAAACCGTACCAGCACGGCGGCGGTAACCGCCGTAGAACAGGTCAACCTTGGCTTTAACCTTCATGGCTCAGGCCTCAGATGGCGTCAGCGTAGGCTTTCCACTTCGACGGATTCATCGTCAGGAAGGCGTTGATCTTGCCAGCCGTGACGGTGGTCGTGCCGATGGTAGCCAGGATGCCGAGGTAGCGTTCGTAAACAACTCCCTCCACCGGCAACTTCACGCAAGCGATAACGCCGCCGGCATTCAGTTGATCCGAGTTAGCAGCGGCGTCATCGGTCACCAGATTGCCGGTGCTGAAGTGAATGCTGGCGCTGCCGTCAGTGGCAATCGCAGCCTGAGCATCGGAGGCAAGGCTAAAACTGATGGTGCCAGCAGAGCCGCCAGTGATGATCTCGGTGTCGGTGGTAATGACCAGATACGGAGCCTCGCCGTTGCCAAGGTCGCGGGCGACGGACAGGTCGATCACGTTACCGATCAGGGCGGTCCCGGCCGCAGCGGCCACGGAGGTCGCATCGGCAAATTCATTTCGTGCGTCAAGAATCATGTCAATTCTCCAGTGGAGCCCGGCTTAAATGCCGGACTCAGTGTTCAGGATGGCGTCGCACTGTTTCACAGGGATGCCGCGGAACCGGGTAACCATCTTGCCTTGGGCATCCTCGATGGTGGTGAAGGCCATGTTGGTCTTTTCCATCGCCTGAAGGTCCATCAACTCCAGGGTGGCGCGGCTGGCGTAGAACACCGGGCGGCCCATGTTGATGTTCGGGATACGACGCAGCGCCTTAGCCATCAGTTGGGCCAGCACCGGGCCGGTGGTTCCAGTCGCAATGGTGTTTTCCAGGTCGAAGTTCATGCGCACCACATAACGCCAATCGCGCACGGACAGGCCGCAGTCCCAACGGTAATGGGTGCGGTAACCTTCCATTCGGCCGCCGTTGCCATCCACGTTTTCAATGGTCACCTGACCCTTGTCGGTGATCTGCAGACCGGCCGTGGAGCCCTTGGGATAAATGCCGTGGCAGGTATTGCGGCCCCACACGATCAGCCAGATCGAGGTGTTGTCAGCGCCATCAGGCGTGGCTGCGTCGGTGATGATGTTGTCGCCATTGGCGGCGGACTGGTCGTTGAAGCGCGGACCGAACCCGGTGAACGCCTCCGGCTCGGAACCTTCATTGCCGTAGAACAGCGTCGAGGAGAACTCCTGGTTCATGCCTTCGATGTGTGCGGCATCTTCCGACAGGCGGAAGGCAGCGGTATTGCCGTTCAGGTCAGCCAGAGCCTTATCTACTTCGGCGTAGGCTTCCAGCATGCCGCAGGAATCGGTCACCTGGGCGGTGGTGGACTTGGTTGGCTGAACGCCGCCGTACAACTTGCGCCAGGTCGGGGTCGGCAGGCCGGTGCGGACGGTAGTGCGGTGGCCGGTGGGCAGGTTGCCTTCGACCCACACCATATCGTCAAGAATGGGATTGGTCTGCGCCAGCATTTCGGCAATGGTAGCAATGCTGCCATCAGGGTTGAGCCGCTTGGTTACATCCAGCAGCGTCGGGTGAATCGCGGAAAGAGTCGTCATGCTCTTGGCCTCTTAGTTCATATTGGGGAACAAACGCTTGGCTGGATCAACCGACCCGGAACCGGGTCCGCCACCGCCGACAAAGCGATCTTCTGAAATAGCCTTACCGGCTCGATAAAACGCCCGAACGATTTCGGGGTGGTTTCCCAGCCCGGTTTCGTCGAGCAGCTTGGAAAGCTCGGGAGTCCCAAACTTGTCCATTGCCTTCTTTGCAACAGCCACGTTCTGCGCCAGATTGGGTCCGCCGATTTCGGTATCAGCCTGAGCCGCATCAACCCAGCCCTTGACCATTTCGACATGGGCGCCCTGCTGGCGTTCAGCAATGGCCGGAGCCAACCTGCCCAGCAGGGCATTGGCCTGTTCGTTGTTCAGGCCTGCGCCCTTGGCAAACTCGCCAAACGCTTCCAGCCCTCCCTGATCAAACTCGACACCATCCGGCAGCTTCCAGTCGTAGGCATCAGGAACGCCATCATCAGCGGCGGCGTCATTCTGCTGTCCCGAATCCGCAAGGGGCGCGTCGGCAGCGGGAGCATCTGCGACAGGCGCATCTGCTTGCGGCGCGTCAGCGGCGGGATCAGTCATCAGTGTCATTCTTGGCCTCTTGCATCATTTTGATGTACTCGGCTGGAGCCAGGCTGTTGACGGTTGCCAGCAGGGCCAGGCCCGAGTTCCGGTTGCCTTCGTTGAACGCCATCGCCATCGCGTCGGAACTGAACGATGACCGGAACACCCCAGCCCTCTCCAGCATCCGCCAGACGATCCGCCTGCCTTGTACCGTTGCCATGAGCCAACGGTAGTCGGCTTGTTCGGTTTCTCGCGCCAGCCGCTCCTTGGATTTCTTGCGGTCGCGCTTTGCGTCTTCATTCGGCATTTCCATGATTGCACTCTACTCAGAGCCAAGCGGGTTATATGCCCACCCGGATGACGCCGCCGATGATGGCGGCTCCGATCAGCCCCACCACGGAAACAACCCCGACCGTCACCCAGTGGTGCATTTCAACCAGGCCCGGCATGTTGGCCTCGATTTCGCGCAGGCGAGGATCAATGTTCATCGGAACCTGCATGCGCAGCTCGTGGACTGATACCGATATTTTCTCGATGGCGCCGAATGCCCTGGCAATTGCCTCCCGCGTTTCGACATGCCTCTCCTCCAGCCGGACAAGGCGCTCCAGGCTGTTACTGATGGCCTGCTGCGATTCCTTCAGCGAGAAGATGACTTCCCGCATTTCGCCCTGCTCCTGCTCAACCCTGCGCAGGCGCTCGTCAGTTTGATAAATGAGTGCGTCGGTCATTTGTTCGGCCACTCCCGCATCACCAGTTGAGCGATAAAGCAGGCGATGGCCACAGCAAAGGCGATCAGGCGCAGTTGCCAGGGGATGACCACATCCCCCAACTCAAGGAGGACGGACTGCGGCGAGACAGCAAACAGCATGGCGATGCCGCCAATTCCGCCCCAGCTGGACGGTTCGGCAATACGGGATCTGGTGATTTTCATTTGGCAACCACCGGGACAGGACAAACGGAGATGGTGACCTGCGGGCAGACCGGCATTTGCGCGCAGCCTTCCAGCAGCATCAGGACGATCAGGTAGCCGATGGCGTGCATTTTCATTTCGGAAGCCCCTGCCTTGTGCCATTGCGGTCAATGGTCAGCACCTGACCGCGAGGCGCAACCTTGACAAACGAGACATGAACCCATGCCCCATATTCCAGGATAAGCTGGTCAAACGGGATATGGCTGCGGGCGATTGCATGGGCAATCTGCTCCGGAGTGCCGAAGGATGGCGCAGTAAAATCAACAGCCTGACCTCGGAGGTGCTGGCTGTTCTTGCTGCCGTTGATGGCGTCGTTGACCTTCTGGCAGCGGTATCCGGATGAGACAAGGACCGGAACACCCAGCAGGGCGCGAACCCTGTCAAGCTGCTCTGCCGTATAGCGTAGATTCAAGAGAGCCTCGGCGTCTGGAGTGTTATCAATGCCGTGCCTGCTGGCATAACCCGACTGGATCAATTCCTCAAGGGTGAAGTAGACGGACATCCTCATTGCAGCACCCCCGGACTGGTGTATCCGCTGAACATCCCAGCCACATCGGTCAGACCGTTCTGGCTGGTGGTAT